TAAATTTTTCTAATCTTAGTGTATCAAAATTATCTTGACAATTCAAGTAAGAAGGCGTATAGTTTAATTATGGTAAATTTGTAGAAACAAGATAAAATTATGTCAAAACAATTACTGATAGATTTAATCATGGACAAATCCAAGCTTCATAAAACCTCGTTATCTCTTGGAGTAAAAATGGGAACCACATTAAGTTATGTAGTTTTTTGTAACTACTGTGGTTTTGAAATTCAAGAATGTCCAGACATTAAAAGCATTGAACTGCTAAAAAATGTTATACAGGAAATTGTCGAGGTTAATCCGATAAAAAAGTACACGCAAGTAAACTGGAAAAATTGGATAAAAACCAGTCAATTAATTGTTCCAAATTTTAATGACGTATGGGAGGAATTAAAGAAAATTAGGCAAAATTATTTCAGAAAAACAATACAAGAAATGTGGCAAAAAATGAACAACTTTGACTACAGTCAATGCGAATATGATATATACGAAAAACGATGGGACGAGAAAGCGTGGGATGAATTTCAGAAATCATGGGAAGAAGATTGCAGAAAAAGACAAAGAAAACTGGCTAGAGAACTAGCCTACACTAACGACCTGTGGGAAGTTTTAGTAAAGACAAAGCAAAAAATCACCTACTCTCATTCCCTAACAGATGATTTAAGCGATCTTGATTCTTGGACAAGAAACTTAGTGGGGGTTGTTGATTTAGGCTCAGAAGACCCCAAAGAATCGTATATTGATTATTTAGTGGAAAAGTATCGGTAAGAGCTAAAACATGATTATCAAAATTTCAATTAGTGGGAAAAGCTCAGAACGTCTCGAAGAAATATCTCAGCAGTTGAATTTACCGAGGGCTGAAATTATTCGCAAAGGATTAAAGTTTATGGCTTTATATGCTAAATCTCAGGCAGAAAAAGATACTCGGTTAATACTCGAAAAAATGGCGATCAAAAAGAGATAATTATCTAAAAGAGGTGTTATGGTATGGATGCGAATCTAATAAAAAACCTTAAAAAAGACTTAATAGAATTAAGAAGTCAAATTTGGGATAAAATGTCGGATGCTCAAAAAGAACAATATTATCAAGATGAAGCTAACAATGCTATCAGCCTTGAAAACATTATTTCTTTTGTACATGAATACTCTGATAGAATAAAAAAAGAAATTGATAATCCTAATTTTCAAGATTTATTTGACAGAAGATTAGAGATGAAAATCACTTGTTTTGACAATTTTTGGGAGGAGTTAGACAGTGGAAGATAAATTCACGCTAGAAGATTACATCTATGTTCCCATTGAACCAGAGTTAGCAAGAAAGCTACTCAAACATCACGAAAAAGACTGGGAACCTTTTGACGAATTTAACGGCTTTTATCATTGTCTAAAACAAACGTTGGAAGACTTTGATAATAGATTTGAACCTCAAAAAGAAGAGTCTGAATTTTAACTTAGGAGTAATCATGTCTCAACCTATCGAACTTTCTTTAGAACAGCAGTTCAATATTCGTTCTTTTCAGTCTCAGGTAGAAAAAATGAGTCAGGAGCAAGCGCAGGATTTCCTGATCAAGCTTTACGAACAAATGATGGTCAGAGAAAATATGTACAAAGCTTTTCTTAAACATCAATGGGGATTAGGTGATAGTCTGTGGCAAAAACCAGAGTAATACTACAGTGCCGGTTATCGGTTATCGGATCAATGTACACTAACCCAAAAAACCAATGAGAACCATCTGGAAGTACCCTATAGATACAACTCCTTGTCGCGAGATTGAAATGCCTTTAAACGCAGAGATATTATGCGTTCAGTTGCAGAATAATATTCCTACACTTTGGGCATTAGTAGAAACAGAAGAACCTAAGAGGATTTTTTATATTTTGACTTACTATACTGGTAGCTATTGGATAGATGAAAAAGGACAATACATTGGAACTTATCAACTAGCTGGATTGGTACATCATGTATTTGTTAGACCTCAATAAAGAGGGACTTATGACTATCACAGAAATTGACAAAAGAATATCAATTCTTTTTCAAGAAGTAAGAGAATTGCTTGCCGATGAAAAAGAATCAATCAAAAAAACATTAGCAGAAATAAAATCTCTTGAACAAAGTAGAGGTAAAATCAATTATGACTCTTGAAGAAATCAACGCAAAACTGGACTTGCTTCTAGAAGAAATAGAAAACTGGAAACCTAAATCTGATTTATTTCTAAAAGAAATAGAAACCTGGAAGCAACCCAATATTAAAGAAAAAGGAAAAGCCAATGTTTAATGCAATCTACAAGCCCAATCAGTTGATTTTAGGCAGTGGCTATACTGCTATCTGTACAGGATGGACTCCTGCTAAGTCAGTAGCCGCAAAACTCGATCCCTCTGATTATGCCGTAATTGGCAATCTTTATAGCGCGTCGAGGGGAATTAACTTTTTAGTCCGTAATTTATTGGCCAATCCTCACGTTCGTTATCTTGTTGTAATGGATTTAACCCAAGAAGACAAAAATTCTGGTAGCGTTCAATGTCTAAAAGACTTTTTTGAGAATGGAGTTTATAGAGGGAAGAATTATGTAGGGAAAGAGTGCTGGGTAATTGATTCTTTAGTAAAAGGATATATCGATATAGATATTCCTTTAGAAGTTTTAAATCAATTACGATATTCTATGATTTTAATACCAAATCTTGAACGGGATATAGATATAAAATCAATAGTAAAAGTAGGAAACCTTGGTTTGTGGGCAGAACCGATGGTTTTTCCCTACAATGAACCTACATCAGAAGTAAAACCCGGACCACGATATGGTCATCGGATTGAAGATAAAACCATTGCTGAAACTTGGATAAAAATACTGCAAAGAATCAAAACTACTGGCACTATCAGACCTACTGGCTATGACGGTAAATGGCAAGAATTAATCGATTTAATGGCGATAGTTACCGATGAACCAGAAGACTTTTATTTTCCAGAACCTAATTACTTACCTTTAGATAGAGAATATCTAAAGAACTATATCCCACAAATACTTGATGATGCCAATTATCGGGAAGGAGTTAAATATACCTACGGTCAACGATTACGCTCTTGGTTTGGTCAAGACCAGATTAAAGCAGTTATCGGCAAATTAATCAAAGAAATTGACTCAGCTAGTGCCGTTATGTCCCTCTGGGATAGCGGGAGTGGAAACTATCAAATACTTGCCGAACATAACAGTTGGCGTGGACACGATTATCATACAATCGTGCGAGGAGAAAGAAAAGGGGGTGACTCAGATCATAATCACGGCGGTTCACCTTGCCTTAATCACATTTGGGTAAGAGTAGTAGATAATGAACTATCCCTGACAGCTACCTTTAGAAGTAATGATATGTTTTCCGCTTGGCCAGCTAATGCAATGGGATTACGGGCTTTACAGCATCATATCAGAGACGAAATTGCTAGTGAATCTGAGTACGATTTAACAATGGGTCCACTGATTACTATTAGTCAATCAGCCCATATTTACGATGACTGTTGGGAAACCGTAGAACAGTTAATTAACAATCAATACCAATCAATTATTAGTCAAGAGTTTCGAGGCTACAGTGACCCTGCTGGTAACTTCTTAGTAGAAACAGATGGCAATAATATCACAGTCAGTCAGCTAACCCCTAACGGTGAATTTGTGGGAAAATGGGAAGGTAAGAATCCTTTGAAGCTAATCCGTCAAATAATTGCCGATTGTCCCAGTATTCAATCTTTTCATATCGGCTACCTAGCTAGAGAAATTGAACGGGCATCTCAACTAAAAACAAATTACATTCAGGATAAATAAATGCCAACACAAATCATCCCAAAAGGACAATCCTTTCCCGACGGCACTTATCTGTATAAATGCCCTTGCTATGTTAATCCTTGCAACCTGTGTTTTAACGGCAATGAGACTGCTATAATTAACTCTTTAAAGACAGCAAGAGGACAACAATATTATGGCAACTTAAAAGCTTATTTGGCTATAAAAGGACAGATCATTATATCTACTGCAAAGTCAATAAAAGAAAAAAATAACGGCAAATTTACAATGATTAATATTACAGAATTAGCTGACACTCTAGGGTTTCCTAGAACACGAATTAAACCTTTAATAGAATATTTAGAAGAGTGTGGCTTTATAAAAGCTGGAACTTATGATAGACTGAGAATATCAATCAATTGGCAACCGACAAAGATGTAATTACTTTAAATTAAATTACACGGTAAACGGGAAAGAACCGAATGGAAAGGAGTGTTTAATTAAAATAAAATGGAAATAAAGGAATTAAAGCAATTTTGCTGTGATAGAATTGCTAACGGACATAAAACTATCACTCTAGAAACAGAATCAACTCGATTGCTAGTAAGTCACGGTCCTATCGGAGAACTACTGTGTATTAATAAACGAGGCAAGCACGTTGTTTTGTATGATGCTTTAAAGTTTTACAGTTTCTAGATAAGCTTGAAAATCAAGAAATAAAATCAAAAATTAGGAGTAAATAAATGACTAAAAAAGATTTCCCGACACTAGCAGTTCTAAGTATTACTAGCGGGCGATTACTGACACAACCAAGACGAGCGAAAAACGGCTTTGATCAGATATACGAAGTATTAGAATGGATGACTGACGATCAGCCGCCCCCGCATCAATTGGGGCAATTTGCAGTAGAGTGTCAGCAGTGGATTTATCAATGGCATCCTGAGATTATCGAGGCAGACAAATGGATAGAAAACAAATTGATAGAAAAATGCGAAGCTGAGGACGTGAAAGCTTGTCAAACCGCAATGCTTGCAAAGTTTGGTGAGACGATCACGTTACAGAAAATTCCACAAGGCTATCACAATTTTAAAAATCTGTAGGAGTAAATAAATGATTAATGTAATTCAGAGAAATGGAGAAACTCGACCCTTAGACATCACCAAAATTCGGCAAGTAGTTGAATGGGCGTGTGAAGGGTTAGAAGTAAATCCCCTCGCTTTAGAATCAGGATTAACTTCTCGATTACGAGATGGCATTACTACGCGAGAAATTCAAGAAAATTTAATCAATGTTGCCACACAATTGTTTTGTGTAGAAGAAACCGATTGGAAGT